CGACACCAGCCGCCCGATCTCCGCAGCCATGTCCATCTCGCGCTCGCGCGGGACGCCGTTGCGCGTGCCACGCACCGACTCGACCACGACCTTCGTCGGCCACGACCGCCCACACGCCGCACACACCGGCCCTCGGTTGCGGCTCATGCGGTAGACGCGCCCTCCGCAGATGTTCGTCTGCTTCCCGCGTCGCACCTTGCCGGGGCACGCACGGCCGTCCAGCGGCACGCGCGCGGCTTCCCCGATGCGGCGGCCGGGGGGCGACGAAAGATCGCGCCTGAGGGCAGCGTAGAGCGCGAGGGGGTTGGTCACGAGAGATTCTCCACGCTGCGCGAGTTGTGCAGCGCTCGCTCGATCTGTTGCAGCGCCTCACCCCGCTGGATCATGCCGCCCGTGAAGCGCAGCACGCGCCATCCGTCGTTCGCGGCCTCGTTGTATTTCTCTGCGTCCTTCTCGAAGCCCGAGCCGCGCGTGTGGCGACCGCCACTCCACGTTCCTCCTTCGACTTCCGCAGCAACAAGCACAGCAGGCCATGCGAAGTCGAAGCGCCAGCGTCGAGTCGCGTGGAATCGGTACTCACGTTGCGGGCGCGGCAGGCCCGCCAGCGCCATCTGCGACTCGAAGAGGATTTCTAGTTCCGACGACTTCACGCCGCCCCCTGCGGCCCGATCGGCACCACGCGGAAGGCGCTGCGTCGAGTTTCCGCGTCGAGCTTCGCCAACGCCGCGCGGGCCGCGTCGAAACACGGCTCGTGCGGGTTCGCGTTCACGAGCTTGCGCAGCTCGATCACGCACTGCAATCGCGCGAAGTCCAGTGCCTCTCGCTTCATCAACCCCAATACCTCCGCGCCTTCGCTAGCCGAGCGGCCTCCGCGAGTGCGTCCCCGGAATGGCAGCGGTCTGAGTCGGGGATGCACCGGTCGCCGCAGACGCGAGCCCCGCGACCCTCGAACGCGATCCCGATGCGGCCGCACCGCGGACACGGGCAGAAGCGGTAGCCAAGGTCTTGCACTGATACGCCACCGGGCGTCAGCCAGAAGCACTCGATCCCTTCGCCTTCGACGTCGTTATCCGGCGGACCCCACGTGATGAACACTCGCCGGCCACTTCCGCACGCGAGCTGTTCCGCTTTGCGGCGCTCCTCGAACGAGGGCTGATCGGGCTTGACCTCGAAGTAGCACCGCTCGCCGCTCGACAGGATCACCTCGAAGTCGGGCAGGTATCTCCCATCGGGCAGCTCAAATCCTTCCGGCTCGTACGTCCATCGCAGCTCGAGCAAGTCGAAGAAGTGCGCCCACCTCGCCTCCAGCCGAGAGCGGAACAAGTGTCCCGCGTACTCGGTCTTGATCGGCTTCAGCTCCATGCCTTCGATGACGTTGCCGATGTGTTTCATAGCTGCTCGAGCCTCGCCGTGATGTGATTCAGCACGAAGTATCCGATCGGTCCCGTCTGCGATTCCCACGCCTTCATGACGGTGATCCGCTTCGACTGCGGGTTGTTCTTGTCGGACTCGAATAGGAGCGAAAGGTCTGCCTTGTGGTCGGCCGTGCGCCCGCGGACGCGGCCTTCCTTGCTCGCTTCGGCGAGCAGCAGGAATGCGATCTGACCTTCCGTTTCGCCGCGGCAGTTGACTGCCCACATGACGAGCCTGCGCAGCATCTCGGTTCCGTATGGATCGTCGGTGTCGGTCTTTTCGGCCTGGTCGCAGAAGGACGAGACAGAGTCGAAGATGACGAGCGTATTGCGCTCCGTGACGGACCTTTCGATCCAGTCGATCAGCCCTTCGACGCTCGCGCCGTAGCCGACCGTGACGAGATGGAATGTCTCCGGCAGCGCGCCCCCTGAAGCGGCGAGGATGCGCCGCGCGATCGTGCCGTCCGACATTTCACACGATAGGTAGATCACGTCCCAGCCCGCGCGGGCTGCATCGACGGCGCTCGCGATCGCGAAGTATGATTTCCCGGTGGACGGAACGCCGGCGGCGACTACGACGCCGCAAAGACTCGGCAGCGCGTAGATCGGTTCATGTCCGCGCAGCCCGGTCGGCCACGTCGGCGCCTTCGGCCGTGCGACCGCCGCTTCCGGCTCTGATGCGCGCAGCGGCTCGGTAGCATCCATGCTCATGCGGAGCGCGCGCCGCTTCCATGCGACGGGATCGCTGGCGCGAAGATCGGCCACGGGCCAAACCTGCACGAAGTCACCGAATGTGTGCCCCGCGGCGAGGTGATCGGCTGCGTCCTTGCCCACGCGCGCCTCGACCACGCGCACCGACTTGGCGTGTGGCCGCACCGAAGCGAACACCTTGCGCGCATGCTCGGTGCCAGGCTCGTCCTTGTCGCGCACGATCACGATGTCGGCGCCCGCGAGATCCGGCGAGAAGCTGTCGCGCCACTTGCCCGCGCCGCCGCTGTTGCAGGTCGCGACATGCCCCGCCGCGCGCAACGCCTCAACGTCCTTCTCGCCTTCGACGATGACGATCGTGTCGCCCGCTGCGACCGCTGCGCGGATCTCCGGCAGCCGGTAGAGCACCGGCTGAAGTCCATCGAGCTTCCACGTCCAGCCGCCCCGACCGTCGGGTTTGCGCTGACGGAAGGTCTTCGGGTGCATGCGAACGACCTGGTAGAGCAGAGCGCCGTTCGCGTTCGTGTAGTCGTAGGTCGCGACGATGCTGCGCGCGGCGTCGCTGATGAGTGTGATCTCCGCGCCGCCATGTTCGGTGCCGCACGCACACTTGCCGGTGAGCTTGTGGACGTAGGTGTCGTCCTTGTGCTGCTTGATGCCGCCGGCCATCTCCTCGCGCGAGCAGTGCGCCCAGCCGCCGTCGTCGGACGTGAATCCGAAGCAGCGGCGGCCCTTGCCTTGCGGGTCGTCCACGCTGCCACCGCAGACCGCGCAGGGATTCGACTTCGTGTGTCGCTTCACGAGTTGATCTCTCCTCTGCGGATGATCGATAGGTCGTATTGCGGCTGCGGCATGGCGGCGATCTCCGCTGCGCGCTTCGCCGCTTTGGCGCGCATGCGGGCCAGCTCGGCGGCCTCGCGGTAGATGCGATCGCCGCGGAGGTAAGCACGCCAGCGCTTGTGCAGGATCGTCAGCATCGCGTCGCGCACGGCCGCCGCAGGCGGGTCGGCGTCGCCGCTCTTGCACGCCACGCGCGCCTCGAACAACGCAGCCGAGTCGATCGAGTCACCGACCTCGTCGAGCCACAGGCGGCGCTCTGCGTCGTCGACCGGGGGACTCGCGCTCTTCGAGGTCAGTAGCCGGAGCAGCGGCTCGCGGCTCACAACCCGGGGGGCTGTCGCGAGAGGCGCTTCGCCACCCGAAGGGTGTTCTTCCCTCTTCTCTGATTCTTCGGATCGGATCGGATGAGGATGAGGATGAGGATGAGAGGGGGCAATCTTCGGGCTCACTTTGTCCCGACTTCGTCCCGACTTTGAGCCCGACTTTCGGGACTGTGACCACTGTGTTTTCGCGAGTTTGCGCCACTCGATCCGCGTGAACCCGTTTTCGAGTGGCTGCACGACGAGCGTCAAGACGGAGGAAAGTTGGCGCAGGATTTCGAGCGCCTCGGCGCGCGTCGGGGCGCCCGTGACGGTCATCAGATCGCCGTCCGTGAGGTGTGCGACGGTTGCCTGATTCGGGGTCAGGCCGTCCGCCGCCCAACGGTCGGTCATGTGCATCCCGAGCATGACCAGCGTGAGCTTGATCTCGCGCGGCCACGGCTCGCGGTACAGCGAGCACTCGACGGTGAAAAACCGTTTCCGCGGCGTTGCCACGAATCACCCCCAAGATCCGACAAGGCATCGCGGTGCTGGAGTCCCACCGCCTCACCTATCGTGTCGCACCGCTACCCGGTGGCAACACTTGACAGCGTCTGCGTTTCCGTCGCAGCAGTCGCGATGGGGTTCCCAGCACCACCCATCAACCGCAGCCGAATCTCCGCGAGCAGCGACCCGATGCGCTCGCGCTCCGCATCGACCTCGGCGCGCTTGGCGTAGACGTGCCGATTCCGCCGCTGGTCACGCTCGTACTGCGCGTCCTCGGCGTCCCATCGCGCCTGGCCAACCTCGGCGCGGATGCGCGCGCGTGCGCGGTCCACGTCGATCGGGAGCCCCTGCGCCCACCACGCGAACAGCGGCGAGTCGATCCAGCGCCGCGCGGCTACGCGCTTGCCGAGTGTTGCGCCGCCGCCGACATCGGTCCCGCGCGCCTCCCGAAACGCGAACTCGATCATCGCGCAGCGGAGCGCGATGTAACCCGCCGGATCGTCTTGTGCCGCGTCGATCACTTGCGTCGCGCCTCTACGCGGGTGCGCATCTCGGCTCGCCTGTTGCGTGCCGTCTGCGAGCGCCCGAATCCGTAGCCGCGCGCGTCGTGCCGGATGCGCAATCGCGGCGGCATCCGCCACCAGCCGCAGACGCAGCTCCACGCGCGTCCGCATACGCACCCGATCTCGGCGTCGTGCTCGCGCGTCAGGCCCGCGTCGTGCGCGGCGTAGAGCACCCGCAGGCAACACCCGTCGGCGTCGTCCGGCCGGTACTTCCACTCCGCGCGCTCCGAGAATCCGAGGTCGCCCATACCGCCAATCGACGGCCATACGCTCGCGTCCAGCGGTCCCGTGATCCTCACGCATCCTCCTCCAGCGCCGCGACGATCCGCGACAGCGTCGTTAGTCGTTTGCGGTAGTCGCGCGGGCGCAGCCCGCCCTCGTGCCTGCCCTTCTCGACGTTGAGCACCGTGCGCCCGCTGATGCCGGCGCGGTCGGCCAACTCGAGCTGCGTCCAGCCGCGGGCCTTGCGCGCGGCGGCGATCTCCGCGCCGGTCACGACAGCAACACCGCGCGGATGATCTCCTCGCCGCGCGTTCGGACTTCGCTCCGCTCCACGCGATCGAGCCCGTTATCCCGCAGCTCGCGCGCGGTGGGAAGCTGACGACGGCGAGGGGAACCAGCCCGAGCGCTCACAGACGCCGCGGCCGTCTCGCGCTTGCGCGCGCCCCTCGCCGCCGAAACGCGGGCACTGGCACCGACGCTCGTGCGGCTGAACTCGGGGCCGTAGGAGCAAGTCGCGCAGGTGTCGAAGCCGAGGTCGGGCATGGACTGGCGGCAGGTGGCGCAGATCACTTCACGCTCCTCGCGGCAAACTCACCCGCCTGCTTCGCCTCTCCGCGACACGCCATCGCGAGCCGCATGGCAACCGCCGCCACCTGAATCGCCTCGGCCTCGATGGCCGCGAGCGAGTTAGACCGGATCGCGTCGATCAGCTCGTGGAACTCCTCGGTCAGCACGCCGAGGCCCTCGTGGCTGGAGTGGAATAGTCCGTAGCGAGCGTCGGCCTTCGCGATCTCCGCTTGTAGATCGTCGATCATGCGACACCCGAGAAAAGGTCCGGCTGCGCCGCGACAGCCTCGAGGTTCCGCACTGCCTGCTTCCAGTAGCTCTCCTTCAGCTCAACGCCGACGAACTTGCGCCGCTGCTTGAGGGCTACGTATCCCTCGCTGCCGATGCCCATGAACGGGGAGAGGACGGTGTCGCCCGGATTGCTCCAGAGCGTCACACAGCGATGGATCAGATCGAGCGGAAGCGGGCAGATGTGCTTCTCGTCTCCGTCGGCGCGGTGCGCGTTCAACACGTCAGTCTCGCGCGTGTCCATCCACACCGGCGATGCGTACTCCTGCCACTGCGGCAGCGGGAAGCTCTCGTGCGTGTGTGTTACAGGTTCGACGTTCGCCGCCGATTCCTCGCTCTTCGCCCACTTGCGGAACACAACGAAGTATTCCGGCAGCCCCTGACGGCTGTAGGTTGAGTCGCTGCGGAGTTGCTTGTAGAGCAACCCGCGCGCCTTCGTTTTGGTCATCTCGCGAACCGGGCAACGCCACACGGTCACACGAGAGTGGAAATCGAATCCCGCCTCGATGTGCTCGCGAATGAGCATCCCGGGGAAGTCGCGCAGTCCAGCCGTCCCGCCCTGGTTCTGGTAGTAGACGAGATCCTTGCAGTGCACCGCTACGATCCGTCCGGGCCGCATGATCCGGTGCAGCTCGCGGACCATGTGCCGATACTGCTCGAAGAACTCGGCGTCGTCGGCCGTGTTGCCCATGTCCGCCGCCGAGTCGTTGTAGATGTAGAGGCCCGAGAACGGCGGCGAGTAGACCGAGAGATCGATCGAGTCCGCGGGGAGTTGTGACAGCACGTCCACGCAGTCGCCCAGATAGGCCGCGTATCCCTCTCCGTGCGCTTCGTTCAGGCAGCGAACCATGACGGCAATCTCCCCTCGTGTGTCGGGTTGTACGGGACGCGAACATCGCTAGAGAGTCCCATCGCGCGTCGCATGGCAGCGCGCATCTCTCGCTTCATGCCGTCGTGGTCGCCGGCTTTGCGGTCGATTACGCGGCCAATCGAGTCCTCGCCTTGGGCGACGATGACGTGACACTCGACGGGGCGTTTCTGCCCGAAGCGCCAGAATCTCCGCACGGCCTGATACCAGCTCTCGTACGAGAAGCTGCGCCCGACGAATACGGTGCGCGCGCAGTGCTGGAGGTTGAGGCCGAACCCGCAGACGCTCGGCTTCGTAATCAGGACTCGCGCCTCACCCGACAGGAAAGCGGCGACGCCCTCTTCTTTCTTCTCGATCGAGTACGACCCGCGCACCTCTACCGCGTCGCGCCCGAGCGCGGCCTTGATCGCATCGGCCTCGTAATCAGTGTCGCACCATAGTAGCCACGCCTCCGCGGGTTCCGCATCGACGAGCCCAGCCGCCACCTCTGCGCGTGCCTGCGCCGTCTGGCGCTTCACGCGATGCATGTCCGTCGCCGAAACGGTGCCCGTGTCGAAGAGCGCTCCATCGGCCTTTACGGTTGCTAGCGCTCGATGGCGATGCACGTTGAGCGGCGGTAGAACGAAACCATCGTCGGAGTCGCCGAGGTCGCTCGGCATCGACGCCATGCGGCACCACGACGCCATCCAGTTCCAGAACGAATCAATGCCGTGACCCTTGAGGCGGTAGCGGCCCATCTCGGTTTGATCGGAGACGAACCAGCGCGCGAGCATCTCGTTGGACGGCATGACGCCGCAGAACTCGGAGTGCTGCCCAAGCTCCATGTGGTCATTAGGGGCCGGCGTTGCGGTCGCCGATAGGCGGAAGCGATGCCCGGCAAACGCCGAGATGAGCGCGCGCGTCGTCTTGCCTGTGAAGCTCTTGAGGATCGACCCCTCGTCCAGCGACACCGCTCCGAACGCTTGCGGGTCGAGCTTGTCGAGTCGATCGTAGTTGCAGACGTTGATCCCGTCGCCCGCCTCGCGCTGCTCGCGGATGACGCGGATCTCGT